TCATAAACAGTAGCTTCTCCTGTAAAATTGTTCCATGTCGGAATGTCTGCAGCACCCACACCTTTTAAAGTATGACCGAATAAATAAAGCCAATATTGGTTAGCTACGTCGAAACATTGAAAACCATAAGCACCGTCAGGGTTTAATGCTTTGCCCTCTAAACTTTTTAAATATGCAATTGATTGTTTATATGTTCTAACAGATACCATTAGAAATCATCTCCGTTCGTTTGAGGCGCACCACCTGTAGAATTTGTTCCAGCTTTAACTTCATGTAATTTTTGTTGCCCTTTTTGTGCTGCGTGAGAGAAGTTGTTATTTTTCCACCAAGTCCATAAAGACACTGCGCCAGTGATGATAGAGCTGATAGTCACTTCATCTACTGGAATAGGCGAAATGTGTTTAGTAGCTAAAAATTGGTTAACCCAAGCTAAGATAAATACTATTGTTCTTACAATTGAACCTACATCTGTTTTCATACTAATATCTCCTTTAAGATAATATAAAAAGCCAACGCATTGCGTTGACTTAAATTACTTGTTCTCTTTTATTAATTTCTTTTCTTCTATAGGGTGGTCATTGTAAATATATTTCACTTCAATTGAACCTTTAGAAGATTCATCTAACATACCTATTACATCAACATTAGTAGTCATATTGTCTATTTCCTGTAAGTAAATAGGCTCATCTAAACTATCAAATTTTACAGTAGCGTTGACTTTGAACTGTTTGGGTAAATCTATTTTTATGCTATAGCAATCATTTATAAAACTTTGTAAATTAAAAAGTTTTTTGTTTTGTAAATTAAATACATAGCTTTTAAATGCCCATTCTAAGTTACTTTTTAACGTTTCATCAACTTCATTGCCATCGGTAAATATAGCAACTTGTATAGGCTCGACTACGCCCTCTGTATATTGTAATAACCAATAGTCAATTGTTTTCTTATTAGATAACCAATCATCTTTCATTATCTTAACTACTTCTTCGGCGATAGGTTTAGCCATCAGTTCAATCCATTGCCCTTTTTCTTTGTCGAAAATTTTAGGAATAGCTTTCATTATTCATTACCTCCAGTAGTATCAATCCAAATTTTAGTTGTGTCATTAGGGGCGTTCTCTCCAATGACAAAATTTTCTTCGTTTTCAGTTTGATTCTTAATCAATCCGTTTTTTACACCGTATTCAATCATCTCTTGCCACAAATCATGGTTTTGTGTATTGATTAATTGTCTACCAATCGCACTTTCAGTTACTTCGATTTTCGTTTTCTTATCAGACGGGAATACATACTTGTTATCAACCCATATTTCTAGTGTGTATATGTTAGCAGGGATAATTTGATTGATAACTACATCACACACATAGGAATTGTCATATTGCCTAACTGTAGTGTCGTAGATATATTTAACACCCGTTTCATCTGTCAAAAATACTTTTGCAGGTAATCCATCTAAATTTAAATCATCTTTGTTAGTATCTGTTAAGATATAACGCATATGTGATAAATCACCTTGTTTAATGCGATTACCGTCTTGAGAGTCATTTAAGTTAAGTACATTTATTAGCATGTTTTACCTCCAATAAAAAACCGGACTAAAAAGTCCGGCGAATTAGTTATACATGTGCATTTTCCAAATCATATTCAATACCCGTTAATTCTAAATATTCTTCGGGAGTTACAAATCCTCTTTTAACAAATAAAGCAAATTGTTCTTCATTGTATAAACCCATTTTATAGTATCTGATACCTATGTTACGCATTAATATCACTCTCCAAAACTTGTAATGTTAAATTCGCTATATCATTTTGTAGATTTGCTACTGTATCTTGTGTTTTCATTAATTGTAAAGTTAAATCCGATATTAAAACATCTTTATCATCGGGAATTTCTTCTGTTTCAACTTTAGGTTGTTTTTTTAACCATTCTTCATGTGATGTTCCTATCCATTTTTCTCCGTCAAAATGACAAGGGGTGAATATCCCTTCCGGAGGTTCTATCTCTGTCCATTTTCCTTTCGGGAATTCCATGTCTCCTCTTTTGTTTTCTATAACCAAATATGGAGTTCCATCATAGAAATAAATTTGTTTTGTTTTCATATTTTACCTCCTATAAAACAATTGTTCCTTCAATGTAGTACATGTCATACGACTTCACTTCATACTTAGGATCAAATGTAATTTTTAAATCGCCACCTTGAGCGATGGTGATATTATAGATAATCGCTTGACTCGTATTAATACTCGATTTCGTGTATTGTTTATAATCTTTTATCATATCCCCAATGTTTTTAGGGAATTTCGCAAAAGCCATTTCTTTCATACTTACGCCACTTATTGCACCTTTAATGAATATTACGTTAACATTATTAATTGAAACCAGTCTATAAGAAGGTTTGTTATATATGCCGGCTTGTGCAACTCCATTAACAAGTGGAAGTGATTGCCAATCTGTGTCCGTCCAGTTAGGTTTTAACAACTCTAACTGCTCTTGAGTGAAATCACTATATGTGAATGGTTTCCCATCTTCACCAGGAATACCTTGTACGCCCTGCTCTCCTTTCAAATTAGCGAGTTGCTCTGGCGTGAAATCTTCGTATCGGAAAGGCTCTCCTTTAGGTCCTTGTAGACCAATTGCGCCTTGAGCGCCCTGTTCTCCTTTGAATGTATCAGCATTTTCCTCCATATATACTTTTAAATCGTTTTCTAACTTATCTTTAAAATCATCATCTAATAATCCTATAGCATTCTCTTTCATAACATTTTTTACTAAATCTTGTAACGAATCTACATGAATTTCTTTACCAATCGGTCCAGTCATTCCACTGTCTGTGATAGTGAAATAAAAGTTAGCGACATGCACACTATCTTTACTATTAGCTAAAAATAACTTTGCATCCATTCTACCTGCATGTTTAATAACATTGTCTGATACCTTATATTGGATAACCCCTCCTTCTGGAACAAGGATGTCTAAAGGTTCATTTGTAAATATAGAACCATCTGAACTAAATAAATCTAATCGAGGTGTCATATCCGTGTTGTTGAAGTTAAGGGCCTCGTTGTTATCTTTAATAGCAATGCGAATATATGAAGATCCGTCGTCTTCTGTATAGAAATTAGCTCCTATAAAGCCATTTTCTACAGTACTAACATTAATATTTGTTTCTACATCTTGTAATTTTTGTACCATAAATGCACCTCTTATTGATTATTAAAGGCTACCCACTGACAGTGAATAGCCTTGTTATCTATATTTATCTCGAATGTAGTACATACCCTTTAATCCTACTTTTTTATATAAGCTACTAATAGTTGTAGCTTGGAAGTTACACCATTCAATCGCAGTAGCGTATTGCATGTAACCAGGGTTTTTAGGGTTCCAACGCATTCTGTATAATGTGTTTTTACCTTTATTAAAATATTGTTTTCTAACAAACTTAGCGCCACCTATAATACCGTTACGTGGACTAGTCCAACCTTGACGTCTAGCGTATGCAATTGAAGCATCTGGGTTGTTATCATATGCAGAAATACCAAAATAGTTATAAATGCCATATCGTCCACTAGCGTAGTTACTACGGCCATATCCACTTTCTAAGAAAGCGTGAGCGATTAGGTAAATTTCATTTACATTGTACTTCTTACAACCGTCTGCAAAAGCTTTGCCTTGTCCGGATAAAGTACCTTTGCCTTTAAGTATCTTGTTCAACTTACTTACGGATATACCTTGATACTTGCCTAAATCCAGCATTTGATAGCGTTGGGTTGAACTATTCCATATAGTAGTTGGGTTCATATATTTACTTGTTTGAGACCTAGAGGCGTTACCCCAACCCCAACTATAAGATTTTTGAGGCATACCATGAGCCATTTGTGCATTAAGCGCTTGTTGGAATGTATATTTACTTTTCTCTACAACTACTCTAGGTTTAGTAGGTGTTTTGCTTACAGATTTACCGTCTTTAGATGTTGTATTGTTTTGTGTAGGATTGTCTACAGACGTTTTACCTTTTACTTTTATTTTCATCTTTGTAGTGGTAGTTGTGATTGTTTCTGTTTGTAATTTATCTCGATTCAGGTATAAACCGATGATTTTCTTTTCAACTTCTTTGTACTTACTTTCATCAGGAATACCATTTTTAATCAAGTCATAATTAATCAAATCTTTCATAGAACGCCAAATGTTAGGATCTGCTTTAATTGATGATTCAGAAAGTTTTATCTTACTCCAACTTAGTAACCAAACACCATAGATTAACGCCCTGATTTGGTTAAGCATAAATTGACGTTTACTTTCTGTTTGACCGCCACATACTTCCATGACAAGCCAACCTGGATGTTCTGGTGCTTCTTCAGAATCAGGTCGAGGCGTCCATACACGCTCACGGTCTATATAAACATGTGGATATTCATCTTCGTTAACATATTTATTACGTTGTAAGTACAATTCCTCAACAGAACGCATATGTGTACTTTCTTTGATGTAAATACCTTTTACTTTCCCTATGCTTTTTTGTCCTTCTACCATGTAATGATAAATGTATTCTAATTTGTCATCTAAATCGTAAGCAAAAGAAGTATAAGAAACTTTGGTTACTTCTTTGATGATAGGTTTTGTTTGTTCTTTTGTATTCTTAGGAGTATTGTCAGAAGATGGTTTAGACGGTGTACTACTTGCTTTTGATGGTTTCTTTGTTTCGGCGTGGTAAGGAGGTCTGACAAACCCGCTTATACCATTATAACTATGCTTGATTTTGGCACCAGGCGAGCCTGTATAACTATTTGCACCGATCCAATTTTGATCCACACTAGTGAAGTAACTTTTAGTAGATGGACCAATTACAACAGCTGTGTGACCAACACCGTTATTAAAGGAACCCTTTCCCCAAACTGCCATGTCACCAGGTTTCGGAACAAAGTTTCTAGTATTCCTATAGAATTTGAAACCTTTAGGATATCTATACCATGCCATAGCAATAGCGTTTCCTGTTGTTCTAAAACGCCAATACCTATTAAAAATGTAGTTAGGTAGATCCCAACATTGTGCTCCGTAGTAACCGTCCACATCAACCCTTCTACCAATCATACTTCTTGCCCATGCTGCAACTTCAGAAGCAGTAGGCTTTCTTTTTTTAGGACTAGGTAATCCCATATATGCACCTCATTTCTGGCATAATAAAAAGCCGATAAAATATGTACCGACTTAATTTCCAAATAACAACGGAGCAATTACTTTACTTAATGTTTCAAGTAAAGCGAAAGCACCTACAATCAAAGCACCTAATGTTTTGTTAGACAGCTTTTTTTCTTCTAATATAAATTGTTTATCTTCAATTTTGCTATCTAGTGTTTTTCTAATATCTCTAACTTCTCCGTTGACTTCTTCAAAACGTCTATTTGTATTAGAGTTTGATTGTCTTAACTCCTTTACAAGCCCTTCAATACTATTTGCCATTCTATCTGTGTTCTTTTCAGTGTTAGCGGATGTTCCTTTTAATTCTGTAATGACTTGTATAGTTTCTGTGTATCTGTCATCATGCTTTTCATCCACTTTGTATAACTTTTCTGATGTCTTTTCTATATTAGTTTCAGCTTTATCCATGCGTTTTTCTAAGCTAGTAATTCTTTGTTCTTCTATTGTTTTTTGCATAAAATTAAAACCCCAATTGCCACTAAGATAAATTGTATGATGCCAATGCTTAAATTGATGTAATAAGTAGTGAACATTTCTGCGCCACTCACAGACAATAAACCGAAAAGCACATGAATAAAACCGCTTAAACTATTACCCAAAATGACAAAAATAGCGTATATTTTACCGTCGGAAAACATTGCTGCAATTAAAAGGAAAGAACCGATTAGCATAAACCACCCCATAGTTTGTATATCAAAATAAAGGCTTATTTTTGTATACAAAGGGGATATTTCTTCTAATTCATCTACAGTTTTATCAATCCATTCAAAACTTCTAATACCACCTGTAACAGCAAGTAATAAAAGCAAAAGATTAGACATTAAATCTGTTGTATTTATTTTTCTCATGGTTAATCCACCAACTTTGCTCAAAAATGAAACCACAAGTTATTTAACCTGTGGTTCGTAATCTTTACCTGTTGTTTCTTTAAACTGTTCTGGCGTAATCCATCTAACTCTAACAAACTTTTTAAAAGTTTCGTCAGTGTATAAACCTTTTTTATATAAATCGATTACTACTTTATCCATATTAAGATTCCCCCAATTTTTGGTTTGCTTGTTCTTCTGTCAAACGAGCAATAGTTTGTTTTAAATCGTTCACTTCTTCTTGTAAATCAACTACTAGATTTGTTAGTTCGGCTATAGCTATATCTTTATTATCGACAGGAGTTTCTATTTTAGGCAGTGACTTCGCTAATTCTTCTTCAGTTTGACCTACCCATTGCTTACCGTCGTAATAGCAAGGCAAGATAATACCTTGTGGAGGCTTGTTATCTGTCCATTTTTCATTCGGATAAACATATTCATCTTCTTCATTTTTATAGACGATAACAGCTTGTCCGTTTTTCCATAAATAAACTACTTTCATTTCATCACTCCGTCCATTCGTATTGACCATAGATATAATCTGTATCAGTCCATGCGCTAGGATCTACAGTAGCATCAAAGTTCACCGTGCCTGACGTGTTCAACGAAATACGTCCATTATTTTTATTTCTAGGTGCACTAATTGAGAAAAATACTAAGTTTCTAACAAACTCTTTTGGTAACATCGCAATAGTTTGACCGTGTTTGATAGTTGTTGCATTAATGCGTATCATTTTTCTAGTAATACCATTTTGAGTAATTGTTCTATACGCACTAGTGAAACCACCTTTAGAAACTAAATCATTATGAGGGGATGCACTATTTACTAGTTGCAAATCAATCCAACCAGTATCTACAACATCTGAACCAACACGCTCCCAACCACTCCACGTTTTGTAAAATCTTTTTTGGTATATAACGGTTGAATTGTAAGGTTGATAACGTATTAGTATTGCGTCATCACCTCTTTTTAACTTCGTTAACCAACCATTGTTGTTAGTTTCAGGAGGGTTGTTTAGTGTTAAAGCAACATATCGTGTGCCAATAGGTAAAGCAGTTAATTGTTCATTATTATCGAAATCTATTTGTAAGCTAGAGTCATAAAAGTTAGTGCCATCATCATTTGTTAATTTAAATTTTTGCCAATTCTTTTCTGTAAACTTATTTTCTACATATTCAGGGGTAGTAAAACCATCTCTTTCAAGAGTTTCGTTGAATGTTTGTAGTTTTTCGTCAATTGTTGTGTTAGCCTGATTAACATTTGTATTAAAAGCGTCTACATTGCTATCATAAGTTTTTTTGAACGTATCAGAAGCCAAATCATAATCTGTCTTGATAGCGTCACGTTTAGCATCTATTTGTCTTAAAGCTTCTTCTCTTTCTAAATCGATACTTTGATTAGAAGTAAGTAACGCGTCTGTAATGGCAATAAGAGCGTCTGCTTGAGCCTTGTTTATTTTAACGAGATATTCTTCAGCTGTTTGCTTAATAGATTCAATCAGCGTTTGTGTATCGCCTATATCTTGTTTGAGTTGTTGCACTTTCTTTTCTAATTCTGTGCGTAAGTCATCAAACATACGAATGTAAGATACTTTGATATCACTTTCTATTTGATTGATAAGACTATCACGTACTGTAAATTTAAAAGTACCTAATACAACAGTGTCGTCATTTCCTACATTGTTTACATCATTGAGTGATAAGTAAATTTCACCCAACACTTCAGAATCGACAACGTTTTTTAAAAACCATTGAGGCACCGTAACACCTATCAATCCTTTCATCGGATCAATGAATTCTACGTCTAATACACCTGATGTACTAGGTCGTTTTTCTTCTGTTCCGTTTGTAGCTTTAAAGAAAGCATAACCCTTAACGTTTTTGTCACTGATTAACAAAGGTTTGTTATCTTTTTGTACTACAAATTGAAATTTAGCGGTGTTTTTATCGAGATTATAAAAACCGATACCTCTATTAGATATCGGTTGTAAATATGGTTCTTCATTTAAATCGAGTTTACCTACTTTTTCTAATTCCATTATTTAGCACCCCACAATACTAATGCTATTGCACAGCCACGTTCTTCAGTGTATTCAGAAGTTATCTTCATGACTCTACCTTTACCATTTACATTATCTTTGTAACCCACACCTGCTCTACCATTGATATAGTCACCTGGTATAACGTCTTTTTCAATGTTTGTGTAGATTTGGCCTAATAATCCGACTACATTCCATTCAGGTCTTTCTGAACGAGATTCGTAACTAATGCTATCGTCATAATCAGGGTTTTCTACTGGTACATCACGCCATTCGAATGAAACGTTGCCCTCATCGTCTACAAACTCAACTTGTTTTCTGTTTGTAATTGTTACACCGTATTCGTTCTTTAAGAATCTGTCTTTATGGTGGAATGTTTTTTCATTAGCGACTAATGCAGCAGTGCCAGAAATAACACCAATAGGCTCGTCGCTAGGTTGTGCTTTTCTTATTTTATCTCCGTCTAAAGTAACGATAGTTCCTAAATCAATTGCTAATCCATTTTGTGACTCAAATAACTCTGCGATATCGGCACTATCTTGTTTAAGTTGACCTGCTAAAGTAAGGTTTCCAGAGTATGTGCTTAAATCAAACTTGATATTTGAAGTTGAAGGACCACCTTTTGAGCCATAACCACCAACAACGTGATAGTTTCCTGGAGATTTAACCCTGTTACTATTAAGGATTAGTTGCGTATGTCCTGACTTATCTGTTTCGGAATTAAGTGCGTTGATAATACCACTACGAGATCCATAAGCTTTAGATTTAGCACCTGAACCTAAGACAAAACTACGACTACTATATGCTTTTGAACCACCTGTTGACGCAATAACTGCGCTTGTATTCGCTACACCTGCACTACCAGTGGTTGCAATACTTGCACCACCTTTTCCAACTGTAGGAGCAGTGTCGTATTTTTCACCTGCTATCCAAGCTGGTGTGGAGTAATTGTCTGATGTAACACCATTGACTATTGCATGGTTGTTAGTTAATCGTAATCCGATACCCGAACCATTACCATGTAAGTTGCAGTTAGTAATTTTGGTATCATTAATACTTCCGCCTACGCCAATACCGATGTTATTTGATGAATTCCAAATATTGATATTGTTAAGTGATACTCTTGACGGTCTATTACTTCCACCGAACAATCTAATATCAACGTCTGCATTTTTAAAGTTACGAACATTGATGTTGTTGAACGAGATGTTTTCTGCCATGAATTGAACAGCAATAGCAGGTTGTTTTTTGTCTAGTTTTCCATCTTCTAATATGCCAAAATCACTAGTACCTATAGCTGTGAAGTTGTTTACAGATACATTTCTATATGCACTGATTACTAATGCTCTTGGAGTAGACCCTGGATAAACGCCATTGAATTTAGGGTTAAGCGCTAAACAGTTATTAAGCGAAACATCATATGCAGTTAAACTTTTAGAATCTGTTTTAGCATTATGATGTCCGATATGTCTAATGTTGTACGCTCTTGTATCTTCGATTGATACATGGCCGTTAACAAACACACCACTTGCTGCACTTGCGTTACTATGCGCTTTAATTTCTAACCCACCAAAGTTGCCTTTAGTTCGGTTATTCGATAAGAAAACATATTGCGAGCCGTCGTCAATTTCTATACCGTTATTATTGCTCCCTCCAGTTGGAGTGTGCGCATAGGAATTAGAAATTGTGATGTAACGAGAATGGTGGGTAGTAATACCGTCATCTCCACAACCATACGCCTCACAATTATCAATGAATATATGTTTACTTTCTAACGAGTAAGGTACGCGATTGCCGTCACCCTCGTAATAATAATTGTCGTTTGCATATGTTACGTCGATACAGTGAAGTAAAGCGTCATACGACTTAACGTTGTAAATGTAACCGTTAGTTACACCTGCAAATCTAATGTTAGATGAGCGAGAACCACCGGATGCTTTTAATGTTTTGTTTTGTCTAAACTTATTTCCGTTAAAAGAAAAACTTTCTAATGAGATATTCTCTGCACTACCACTCATTTTTAAATTAGTAATACCAATGTTTTCTGCAGGTGTTTCGTCCATAAATTTAATTGTAGTAATGTCTTTACCTTGTCCAACTAAACGAGAGTTGTTAGGCATTTTAATACCTGTTGTAAGGTAAGTACCACCACTCATGGTTACTTGTACGTTACCGTTGCCTAATGCATCTTGGAAAGCTTTTGTACTGTCCTTTTGACCTGTGGGATCTCCACCAAAGTCGTCAACATTAACAATACGTTGTATTTTTTTAGTTAAGTCTGCTCTTAGTTCTTCTCTAGCATTACTTTCTCTTAAAAAGTCGTGATATAGACGTTGATGTAAAGAATCGAAACTTTGAGCGTCCATTGATGTGTGACTTGCTTTTAATTCATTGTTACCGTCGCCATTATGACCTAACACAAGATGTTCAATAAGTTCGTCTTGAAAGTTCTCATGATTGGATAAGACAACATCTTGACCTTTTGTAGTTTTGTGTTTGATTTGTTCAGTTGTATGTGCATTTTTTTGAGTGGTTAAATGCTCGTTAAAGCTATCATCACTTTTATTAGTCCAGTATTTTATTTGTTCGAAGTTGTTTTCAAGTTGACTTACAAACTTTTGACTAAAGTACGAGTGAAGTTTCGTAATTAAATTGTCTAATTTCAAAGTTTTTGACCTCCTTAGCCATAAAAACCGTAAAAGTTTTTAACTAGTTCATACATAATGACTTCGTGCCCTTTTTCGTTAGGGTGTACACCGTCAGGCATGCTCGATTTTCTGTATGAAGGTATATTGGGTTTGAATTGTGTTGAGTGATAAGCGTCATACACAGGTATATCTAACTCATTACAAGCGTCTATTTGAACGTCTACATAGTCAGCTAACGTGTAACCTAAATCGTTCTTAGTGGTGTCTTTTCGGACAACCTTACCGTCTTTTATATAACACTGTTTTGTAGGTGTCATGACGATTATTTTTGATTTAGGGTTATTACTCTTAATTTTAGAAATGGCACTATAAAAGGCACCGTAAAACGTTTTAATGTCCGTTTTATCAGTGCCTATCTTAATATCATTTGTCCAATCATCATCTGTACCTTGAACAATGATTAAATCACCTTTAATTTTAGTTGCTTGTTCATAAATGCTATTATCTTTGTTTGTGCTTATTGTCGCACCACTAACAGCTAAGTTTGTTGATTTAGCTTTTATCTTCTTAGCTAACATTTGCGTAAAGTTAGTTTTAGCACCAGTACCTTTAGCTACTGAATCTCCAATAGTACCTATTGTTTTAACTTTCCTAATTTTAGACTTAGGTGTAAAGTCGTGAACAATCGTACCATTTGCAGTTGTAACACTTTTAGCATGTGCGCTTTCTAATCTCTTTTTAATGTCATCGGTTTTCTTTTGTAAATCTTGTGTTGTTTTAGTGTTAGCTTGTGTTTGTGCTTGCATTGACCGTAAATCTTTCGCAGGATCAGATTTGTTAGATTTAATAGCTTTAACATAATTTGCAGCAGTATTTACTGCTTTCATATATCTATCTTGTAATCTAAATTCTCCAAGTACTACGTCTTGCTTGATAATTTTATTGTAAATATCTCTATGAGTAGTAATTTCGATAATTCTAACAAATTCATTTAACCCTATTAAATCGTCAACTACATTCACAATATCTCCAACTCTAGGTACTGCTTCTTTAAAATGTTTTTGTAAAGATATGAAGTCTAGGGTTACAGATGTTTTTAAACTTTCTTGTATAACTAGCTCCATAGCTTTTTTGAGTGTATCACCCTTTGTCATACGTCCATCTACAACAGGTGGCGCATGTCGTTTACCTATAAGGTCAGCTAAGGGGTGTGTGTACTCATATTGCAAGCTAGCTTCGTTAAAAGTTTGTTGATCGTCAAAACCACCATAACCTCTGATGTAGGTATAACATTTAGAAGCGTCCTCTTGCACCTTTACATTGTTAGCGTTAACGCCTGCTTTGATATAATAGTCAGCCTTACGTTGAACAACATCGAACAAGTGAAAAGTCTTTGTTTTAGGTTCGTATTCGTACTCTAGGTCGTAACGTTCTAAACCTTTTTTGAATAGTTCTAAGTTTGTATCATGGTTACCTAGATTTTCAAATTTAGACGATGAAACTTTAGCGTGTAATTCATACTTATAACCCGTATCTTTAAAAACTAAATCAAAGTACCTTTTTCCTGTAAAACTACCGTTATATACTTCATACACTCTTAAATTGTTTAGGTCATCTAATTCAACAGGACGTGCTTTGATTGTTAACTTTTCTTTTTGTCCTACAGTCGTTTTATCTAACATAACGATACGGTATTCATTAAGGTCATCTGCACCACCAACACCTGTAATCGTCCACATTTTAGTAATAGCCCCTATAGCGTCGAATGTAGCTTTGTTTTCTACCATTTCTATTTCTAAGGAGCCATCTTCATTTAATTTCTCGTTTAATTTTGTTTCTACAGGTAGGGATTGCCCAATGCCCTGTAACGTTTTTAATAATATTGGCAATTAAGCAACCTCCTTACAAGTAATATCTTTTGTGTTTAAACGTGATTTTTTGAAGTTTCTTAGTAGTATGGAAAGTATTCCAACCAGGCATTAACACAGGTTGTTGTTTCGTCTTATTGTAATCATCAATGCGTAAGTTATTACGATATACATGAATGCCGTCAAATTTGATAACATCACCGGCTCTCAATTCTAATCCACTTATTTTCATAATGTCACTATGTGTCATATAGAAGTTAAAACCATCGCTATCATTTTTACTGACATTTTCTCCAAGTGTCATTTCTACAACACTATCTTGGTTGAATTGGTTAATTTCAGCTGTACCACCGTAATATACATCGCCTACTTTAGTATCATAGAATGTGTATCTACGTTCTTTATGAGATGTGTTGAACGGGTTTTTGTCTGGAATACCCCATTTATTCAAATTACCACTCTCTTTTTCTAAATCTGTACTATACCCAATACTCTCAAAGTATGGTAATTCAATCGTTTCGAAATCTAGTGTGAATTCACCTGACGTTTTAGTAGTATCGAATGACACTTCATTAACTAAGCCGACAAGTATCTGCCTACCGTCAACATATTCTAGTTCAAAAGATTGTTCCTTAGGTTGGAATATATTCTCGAATTTAATTTCACTTTCAGACGCTGCTAATTCTCTAAGGTAAAAATGACCTCTTAGCATAGCTTGTATGTTCGCTTTTAAATGAGAAGCATAAGCTATCTTTTCCACATCGTATCTCACAATCATTGAAATGCTTTTCTTTTCTTCTTTAGTAGCGTTATGGAATCTACCGTTAACACGATCAATTTCATCAAATTTACGGTCATAGCCAGCACCTTTAACATCATAAGAAACAACTCTCAACGCAGTACCAGTGAAGCGATTGTCACTAATACGCAAACGTTCTTTATTTTTGTAAACTTCAACATCATGTAATATCAATTAACAATCACTCCTTTAAAATAATCCGAAACTTGCGTCTTTTGAGTTGGAATCTTCAATGTAAGATTTAATAGCAGGTATATCCGACTCATTGCGAACAGTCACGTTGACGATAGGTTTATTGTTCTCTTGCATGCTATGACGTACGTCTTTACTCATATGTGCGTTCACATCGCTATTTAATCCACCTGTTAAGTCTGATGTTAAATCAGTGTTTAAATCAGGGCTAAATGCGTTAGTTACATCTTTCGCTAAACGACGACTGGCATTAATAGCTCTGTTACCATCTTTCACGATACCGATACCTAAACCTTGAGATACATATTCACCAATTCCTCTAAACACTTTAGAAGGTGATGCAATGCCTAACGCACTTTTCGCTGCATTTACTGCACGTTCTGCTACGCCTTTAGCTGCTTTAACTACCCAACTAACACCTTTCATGATTCCGTTAGCTAGTCCTTGCATTAAGTATCTCCCTACTTCTGTAAAACGACCGAAGAAACTTCTGACTTTAGAAACAGCTCTACCCATACCAGAAGCCACTTGTGATACAACTCTAACAAAACCACTAACCACGCCTTGAACAAATCTACTCATCGCAGAAATGATACTTGAAACCCAACGAGCACCACCAGAAATGATGCGACTTAATGCTTGCATCATTTTTTGAGCAACAGTTGAAACTACACGTGAAAACCAACTTGATACTGTATTCCATATTCTAGTAACTGCACCTGAAATCGCAGACCAAATTTGGTTCCAACTTGTAATATTAGTACCAAGTATTCTGTTCAAAACATTGAATATGAAGTTAGAAATTTGGCCCCAAATTGACAATATGGTATTCCAAATCGTAGTCATTACATTAGAAATCGTAGTTTGTAAAGTTTGCCAAGCGCCAGAAAAATCTCCGGTAAGGAGCTGTATTAATGCAGTAAACAAACCGAAAATCAATTGCGTAGCAGCTTGTAGTATTCCACCTATCGCAGTGAATACTACTGAAATCACAGTCCAAAGAGATTGGAAAGCAGTTACTAAACCATTGATAAGGCTGATGAATAAGAAGCCGAGAACTTGGTTTGCAACTTGTCCTAACATTTGTAAGATAGGCATAATTGGTTGGAGCGTTTGTTCGATAGACGCTCTGAACTGATTAAACCAGTTAATCACTGTTTTTACAGCGTTCATTATCGTATCTTTAATTGTGTTCCAAGCTTCAACACAAGTTTTTCTGAAATTCTCGTTCGTTTTCCATAACCAAACAATAATACCTATTAAAGCAACGATAACGCCTATGATAGCCAATACAGGCCATGAAATCGCGCCTATAGCTACACCCAATGCTTGGAAAGCGCCACTTAACATAGGTAAGATACGCATAATTGTACTAATAGGGCTCATGAGAAGTCTAAATGCGATTTTCACTAGGTTTAACGCACTTCTAAGTATTTGAGTGTTTCTAGCAAAAGCTAACATTTTACCGATAGCTTGGATTAAACCTACACCGAACACATTAGATAGCAATGTACTTACTGCAATAATTGGTGCTAGTAAAGCCCACAACATACCACCGAGTATCATACCTATACCAACCATTCGAGCTATAGCAGGGTGTGTTTCAAACAACTTAGCTATGAAACCAGCTAATGCCGTTACTACTTTTAATATAACACTTGCTATTGGCGCCATTGCAGTGCCGAATGCAACCAAAACTCTTACGATATTACCGATTAGATCCATAATGACTGGACCATTCTCTTGCACATACTGAACAAACTTTTTAAACCCTTCAGATTTACCAACTTGTTCAGACCATTCTCTAAACTTAGCAGTCATTTTAACTAGCCAATCAAAGATATTAGAGCTGTTTTGAGCAAATGCTTTCATCAAGTTACCAATACCCATGAATACATTGCCAAATATTTGACCTATTTTAGGTAAATTAGTTTTAGTGTATTCAATAAAAGATTTAATAGCATTTTGACCTGCTACACTGTTAGCCCAGTTTTGGAACTTTTTACCTAGATTATCTAATCCTTTAGCAGTCCATAAGAATAGTGGACCTAATTGAGTGAATACATTAATAAGTCCGTCACCAAAGCGTCCTGCAGCACTTAATAATGTGTTGAATGTCTTAACACCTGTTGTATTCATCATGTTAAAGAATTTGCTAGCAGTTTGACTGTTTTGAGCCCATTTTAAGACACTCTGTGACGCTTGTTCCATTCCTTTAGAGATACCTGCTAAGAATGGTTTCATACGCCCTAAAGCTACGTTAACAGTGTCTAAAGCGTTAGATAACGTATTGAAGATTTGTGCTTGGTTTTGTCTGATAATACTTCCCCATGTTGATTGAACTTCTTCTAAAGAAGCCTCATAACGTTTAGTTTGTGCTGTTGCTTCTAACGTTCCATCACTCAACATCTTAATTGCACTTACTGCCATAGCACCAAATGCAAACGCACCACCTGCAGCGATACCAAATGCACCAGCTACACCTAATGCACCACCAGCAACTACACCTAATGCGTTAGCTACTGCCATGATGGCGGGTACTAAACCAGCTATAATAGGAATAAGACCTTGAAAACTAGCGATTAGCACACCTTTGATTTGTTGTCCAAACACAGTACCAAATGTACGAATACGAGTAGCTAATCTATCCATTTTGTCGCCGTATTCATCTAAAGACTGACTTAAAGCTCTAGTTAATACTTGAGCTCTTGTCATTCCCCTTGTATCAAAGTTAACTTTTACCGTTTTATCATGTAAGGTTGCCAACATAGCCTTAGCACCTAATACTGAACGTTTTAAGGGATTGTTATTCCCTTTTATGTCTACTTCTTTATCTCTTAATTGCTGTAATTTCTCTTTAACTACTGCAATTGCTCGTTTGATAGGGTTATTGTTACCGTCTATTTCAACGGTGTGTCCACGCCAACGTTGAGCCATTGCTTTTGCAGTGTTTAAGGCTCGTTTAAACTTACTGATATTCGCATCGACTTGTGTTTCGATTTCATCGGGTATTTCAGTTTTTGCCATACGTTGAGCTTTTCTGATGTTCCGTTGGAAATCTGTAATGATCGCCGATATACGAGCCATAAAGTTTTTATTCATGGCTAACCTCCTTTTTGACTAGTATTGCGTAATGAATTCATAAAGCGTCGTGTACCTTGTTTCTGAACATTTCTAATGCGTTTGTTATGTGCTAACTTACGTTCTTTCATACGTTCGTATTCTTCTGACTGTCCACGTACTTCGTATCTTGCACGCTCTAACTGCTTCTGTAATCGTTTAAGTGATTTACCAGCTTGCACAAGACCGTTAGCTTGAGCACCAAACAATAAATTTTCTTGTTCATCAAGTAACGCCAGTCTGCGACCGATAACCCAGTCTTTCCATTCATTAGGCGTCAAACTCATTAATTCATCATAAGGGAGATAGCCTATGTATTGACTGGTTATCTGCCGTATTTCTGAATAATCTAGTACGGTAGCTCGCCCATGATTTCTTTGTAGTTGTTCTTCATGAACTCGATACCGTTCTTCGTAGACTCTTTTTCTTCTTCTTTCACCATAGATGGAGCCGAGTTCATTTGTGTCCAGAATAGACGTGATTTCTGCTTGAAAAAACCACTATGATTTAATACTCGCAATGCACCTTGTAATAATTCGATAGAATCTTCTTTTTCATCAATAATTTCCATTAATGTTTGTTCGATATCTTCACGTTTAGGTGCATTCTTACCTAGATAAGCTGTTGCACATTCCCAAAAGTCTGCAATTGCAATTGGATCACGTTCTAAAATACCGTTATAAATAGCATTAAAACCAGATACTTTAGTAGTTTTACCGTTTTCATCTTGCTCATCTTTAGCAAACTTTTTAGCAGTTTTATCAAATAAGAAAGTAGCTTTCGCTTCTACTTCTTCTCCATTGAACTCTAATGTAGTAATAGGATTGATTGTATTTTCAGTCATTCTTTAACCTCTTTCTGTTATTTTGTACAAAAAAATAGAGGGCTTAATGCCCTCGTAAAACTTATGCACCAGCACTAGGTGTACGGTTTTCGTATGAGTCTGTATAAGCTCCCATATCTTCCCATTCAACTGTAGGAGCAGCAGCACTAGGGTTGAGCCATTCTGGTGGTAATGAATCAACAGAACCGTCAGCACTGTTAAATTTAACTTTTGCAGTGATTTCGATTTTGTCATCCTCATCATCAAATGACCATTCGTGCTCTTCTACAATTACATAAGCGAAAGTACCGTGATGTTTACCGTCACGTTTCTTAACTTCCCAAATCCATAAACGTAACTGCTTGAAGTTTTTAACTGACTCTTTTAAAGCTTCTTGACCTTTGTCGCCAGGTACACGGTCAACAGTTAACTTGATTTCTTCTTCTACAGAGTTACGACCATAGTCTTTTTTGCCACCTGTAATCATTTCAGCTAAATCATTACTGATTGTGTGTCCACCCTCAGCTAAACTAGCTAACAGAATAGCATCTTCTTCTTTTAGCTTGCTCGCTAAATCTTTGTCAGCGATTTGTAACGCTGCAATATATTTATTCTGCGCCATTCGTTACACTCCTTTGTAAAGTATTGTGTCTGTATTTAAAAATAAGCCGAATGATACCGTGCTTCGTGTACTGATCAATGTCAGTTATCACTTCTTGTGTATCAATTCGACTTTTAATGAATGAGTAATGTTCGATTTCAAATTCAGTATTAAGTACATGGCCTAAAAACTGAATAATTTGCGCTGCTTCATCACGATTTCTCGCTTGACTATACACGTGTAAGGTTACGCCTACATCTTCAAACATACTCGTTGTCGTTTCTTTATTAGTGACGTTTGTTTCACCCACAACGATATATGGGTAAACAGCGTCTTTTTGAACGCAATCAAAAACCCTACCGCCTAGTTGTTTACTGACGATAGGGTTACTCTTTAATTTGTTATATATCTTGTTGAACAGATACCGTTCTACTGATACCCACATATCTTAACCACCTTATGAAAAATACTTATTGAAAAACGCTCTACCTTCATCAATTGCTGGTTCCCAAAAAGGTTGTGCATGTTGCCCTTTAGTTGTGTGCCAATGTCCGTCTGCGTCTTTGTAACGCCACGGGATATTCTTTGCACGACTACCACCCGGACCGACTGCGTATATCCCTGTACCGTAGTTGACGTAAACTGCGTACTCACTGCCGATATTAATAACGCCTGTTAATCCGCCCTTCTTAAAGTCCATAGAAACACTTTCTCTAAGATAACCGGTGTCAACAGGCATGTTACTAACTATTGAATTGTGAATAATAGTTGTTGTCTTGGCTATACCTTTTTTAGCCCATCTAATCGTTTCTTTTTCGAACTCCTCAAGCTCCTTAACTAAATCCCAATTTCCGTATTTAACCTTAGCCAATAGGACATTCTCTCAATCTTGTTAAGTTGATTTCTTGTTGCCCGCCTTGGTCGACAGGTTCTCCTACTACTTCGTAAGTTTTACCGTTGTATTTAAATAAGTTTGTGTTAGTTATTGGCAGGCTGTACGGCGTATATAGGTTTCTGTCGTATGATTGGTTCATTTGATGAAACTTGAGTTGTTCAGATGAAGTAGGCGTATCCATAAATCCTTGTATTGTTTTTTCGCTCTTAAAGCGCTCTTGTTCACGTGGATACTCTCCTACAACCTCTCTTGAGCCTAATTCGATTGTATGAGGAAACTCATTTAATGGATTAAACATGATAACCAGTCCAACGTAAGCGTCTAAATGGTTTAAGGTAACCGTATGTTTCCTTAGGTAGATCAGTAACGAAAGTGTAGCTCACAGTACCCATAGTACGCGAAGAAATATTGCTAGTCGTACCTTGTTTAATACAATTAGCGATGAATTTCTCTACATTACTAGGTAATGACTGCCTATTGAATGTTTGATTACAATATTCTTCAGCTACATTCAGATACTTTTCGATAAGTAATTCGATTGTTTCGTCATTTGAAGTATCATCGAGTGAGAGATTGTTTAATAATTTAACGTCTTGTGCGTTCATTACTCAACACTTCCTAATGCTTCAATGAGTTCATCTTTTTTCATACTAGAAAAGCCCTCTATTTCACGTTCTTTAGCGAGTTCTCTTAATTCTGATACTTTCATACCTTTTAAGTCTTTGTCGCTCTCTACACGCTCAATAAGGGGCTTGTTTTGACGGTTCTCTTTTGTGGATAGTTCAGTTAATCGTTCATTACTTACATTTAAACCTTTACGAGGGAACGTATCTCCAACGTTATATTCGTAGTTGTCGTCTTGTAAGTCTGTGAAGTATTCGATTACTTTATACATACGTCACTACCTCCTTTTATGCACCTGAGTCTGTAGTTCCTGCGCCTTTAGTAACCTTAACTGCTTTAGATTCATCATATAAGTATGCTACATAATGTTTATCACTGTATAAAGCAGTTGTTTTAGTTGAAGGATCACGGTCAGTTTCTAAGAAGAAATCACGTTTAGCTAAAATAGCTTCGCCCTCATCTAATTTCTTAGAACGTACAATGATAGCACCTAACGCTTCGCCAAACGCACCTTTAACGATAATGTTATCGCCTAATTCAGTAGCGCGAGTGAAGTTATCTGAAGCGCTAGAACGTAATTTACCAGCGTCTTTAGGATTAATGAATAATACCATTGGTTCTAAATCTTCATCATCGAATGTGTCAATTGCAGCTTCTAAGCCTGCTAATGTGCCGATGTCTGCACTTACAGTTAATTTAGTACCTCGTAAAGCTTCTAATACGTCATTATCTACTTTGTTAGCAATAGCTAAACCATGTTGACGTACTGCTTCTCCTTGAGGGTCGCCATAACCAGACAATAAAGCTTCATCAGTAATATCAGTACCTTTACCGATTTTATGAATTTTAGCTTCACGTCTGTTAGTTTCAATTTTGTCTACAGGAATTTTTTGTCCTTCAGGTACTACTGTAGCATCACCACTGTAAACAAATGCAGGGAAAGTTAAAGTGTCACCTGGTTGTCCTACTAATGTACTGTCAATGTCTGCAAATTGTGCAAATCTCAATTTCTTATCTAATTCTGCTTGCATCATAGGTTTTAATACTTCTGGAACGATTTGTGTACTTTTAGTTGTTGTTCCTTGTGCCATATGTTATTACCTCTTTTCTAATTATTTATTAGAGTGTCGTAAGTTTTTCTATCGTTAACGAATAGATTAGTTCTCTCTGCGACACTCATATTGTTAAATTCTTCTTGTGTAATCCCACCATTTACGTTTTTACCGTCATCTGGTGTACGTCCACTAGGTTTACTTTCAGCAAATAAATAAGGTTTAGACTCTTTTAGCGATTCAATCGCTTTATCTAAACCTTTAACTTTGCCGTCATCTTGTAGTTCTAGTTCATCTTTGTTGATGAAAGCTAGAATGTCGTCAGCGTCGTTCGCGTCTTTCGCAACAGCTAACTTAACAGCGTTATTCAATTGTGATTCTTGGTACTTAGTTTGCCACTCTGCGTTTTTATCTTTTAATTCGTCGAGTTCTTTTTGTAACTCGCTATCATCTTTCACAGAGTCTTGTAATTTGGCAATTTGTTCATCACGGTTAGTAATCTCTGCTTTTAACTCATCAATTTCAGCGTTCTTGTCATTCAATCGAGAACGTGGTACCATACCTGATTTCGATTCATCAATAGCGTCAATCATTTTCTGTTTATCGATTTCACCGTCTTTAAATTGCCCTAATAATGCGTATAAGTCCATATTTAATTGCTCCTTTTACGTTTTTTACGTGTAACGACACGAAAGATTTGTATAAAAAAGAAGCCTTTTAACGACGGTGCTAAGGTCGAGTATTTACTGCTTACGTTTGTTCTTCTCCCACTCTCTATAGTTAGTGAAAGGTATCACGCCATCTTCTTTAGTTCTCATCGTTGTAGGTAATTCATCTTCGTCTATGTAATAAAGAAGCTTACAACGACAGTTAATATTCTCTTTTGCACTAGCTACACCAACAAATAATTTAGGTGCAGGACCTACACAACCACTTGAGTGAAAGTTATCTTCAATATCGACCGAAGTGCCGTCTAAGTGTCTGTGTGTATCACGTGTGCGTGTATCTTTAGTAGCATACCAACGTTTCTTCATATCAAGTCCGTTATCTTTAGCTACCATTGCACTATCTAATCCTGCTTGTGACAATGCGCGTCCTGTTTCTGTACGTGCTACTCTTACTGATTGAGCTTTTGACATACCTAAATCATTTCTTAATGCTTTAGCTATCTTAGAATATCCCTCACCACTCATAATGCCTTGTGTTATGTGTGTACGAATACGTTTTAATGTATCATCACGATGTTTCTGTAGTGTAGGTACTAACTTGATAAACTCAATAGGTTGTTCAATTGCCGTCTGTATTGTCTGCGGAGTAGGTATATCAAAGTTCATAGACGTTTGACTTGCTACTTCATACAAAAATAGGCTCATCATGTACTTTTCGATATAGACGTTCTGTTGTGATTGTTTGATAGCCTTAGCGACTTCTCTGTAGTCTTGAGATAACATCTGTCCTATACGATTAAGTTCTTTGTTGAGCCTGTTGTATTTATTGAATTCAGTCCACGTCACTTGTGGTTCATCTCTATCGTATTTCTCATACATGTTCGCAATAATCTGTTTGATTTCTTTCAAACGTTTAGCAAATAGTATTTCGATTTCTTTCTCTGCTTGATTAACCAGTTTGTCGATGTAGTTATCTATGTCATTCTGATTGGTTATCTTCGGATTGTCTTTGTTGTTCGTCATTCAATCCCTCCTCAATGTCAGGGAGTTGTTGATTGAGTTCTATGTTTTCTTGCTCTATTCTTTCCATTTCAGCTACAGGATCTTGTACCCACGAATGATTACCAAGAATAGTTTCTTTAGATAATAACCCTGTAGAATTCATAGCGATTTGAGAGTTTTCTAACTCATTAACCATTACATTGAAGTTGAATGTAATCTCGATGTCTTGCACTCTCACATCTAATCTGTAGAAGTCGATAATGTACTGCAATAACTCTTGTAATGCAGTAAGTGTTTTATTCTTTAGCTTGTTAGCTTTTAAGTCTAAGTTACTGTACATAAATTTAAGCGCAATACCACTTGGACTATTGCCAAATTTATCTTGTTGGAAGTCTACGCCTTGCCCAAACTCTATAATGTAATCACGTAACATCTTCGTGTATTCCTTAACAGAGTCAATAGGCACTTCTACTTTGATAGTATCTACACCAGAACCACTTTCTCCTGCAACACTAATTGCTTTGTAGTATTTAAGGTTATGCATGAAGTCTTTCATATCTTCACCTTCATAACCTTTTAAGATATAGATTAACTCTACTGATTCGTCAAAAGTGTTTTGTGTGTCTGATAATCGCTTATCTAACGCGTCTATGATTGTTTTGTACATGAATAAGTCAGATACTTCTTGTGGGTTGTTCTTGAACGGAATAAAAGGAACACGCCCCCAACTCATCAATTTATTACCTTGATAATAATGAGGTTGTATATGATCATCACTACGATAGAAATCAGGAATGAGTTGTCCTTCTTTCAACTCATAGAATGTCACATCATCTTTTGTCCAATACTCAACACGTTCTGCTCCGTCTAATTCATATACACGGATAAACGCTTGCAGTTCATCTCTTTCCTTATTAGTCCAAATAGGTACAGCTTGTTCTGCAGGTACACGAAACGTTTTAAATTCTCCCTCTTCATCTACATAAGGTTGAACCCATTCGATACCTTTATTACTTGCAGCAGTTAATATATCTACTAATTTGTCATCCCACTTGTGATTAAGTGTATGTTGTATTTGTTTTAATGCTTTGTCGTTATCTACACCAAATGTCACCGGATTAGCTACTGCATAAGCTACTTTCTGGTCTACTAAGTTTTGATGGTAGTTAGTATACATGCGCCAATCTGGTTTGGTTTCGTCATAGTCGCCGTTCACATCTCTTTTGAAAGGAGCGTCTAGTATATCTGGATGATGATTATAATATCTTTCGCCCATTGTGATATTGTCTATGTTCTCTTTATGTTCTCTAACTAAGCGCAATATCATTTCTTCTTGCGTTTCATACTTCGGTTTGATTTGTTCTACCACTTGTTCGTGATATGGTTTATCCCATGGCCAGTTAATGCTAATCACCTCGTTTACGTAAGTATGCTAAGTTTATTCTGCCTCATGTCACGCTCTAGGGCGTATCTAGTGGCGTCAATTGTATGATTATCTTTATCCTCTAATCTCGGTTTAACGTTGCCGTCTTTGTCAGTTTCATAGTCGATGTTTTCAAATTCTCTTGCTATGTTAGGTGTTCTGTTAGGATCTATCACAATAGCAGTTAAATCATCAAGCCATTGTTCCCCGTGTTCTACGCTGTCAGGTCCTTTCTTCACACCTTTAACACGCTTGATACCATGTTCTTGTTTTAATTCTGCAATCGACTTCGGTTCAGCACTATCTGCGTATATCTCATCTGATTGATAGCCTCTACGTTTTAACCAGTTAGCAAACTCTCTATTGCTTATTTGTACACCATAGTGTTCATCAACTGCATAGATAATACGTTTCTTCTTATCATAGTGCCAACGTACAAATGCTAGTGGATCAGTAGCATAACCAAAGTCAACTGCATTACGTATATTATCGAATGTCTTGTATAAGTCATCAGGTATCTTCTCTATTTGCAAGTTGTTAAACGGTACAACGCCACTACCAATAGCTTCACCCATATATTCCCAACGATAACGTTGTTCGTTACGTTCTTTCGCACTCTCTGCCTCTTGTATGAATTGTTTAGATATAAAAGGATTATCTAAGTACGTTGAATGATGTACAAATGTATTATCCGGTTGGAATGAGGTTTCGTATTTTTTGTTAACCCACGATTGTTTTCTCTTAGGCGGGTTATAACTAAAGAAAAACTTGTAGAACAATCCATCGTCTAGTTCTCCACGTAACATAGAGTTAGTAATTGTCGTGACTTCATCTTCTGTCTTAAACTCTGCCAACTCCTCTATCCACATGATAGAAAAAGGGAACCGACTATCTTTTAACGACTTTAATCGTTCAGGGTTCTGCGCCCCTCTAAAGATAATCCGATTCCCTCTAGGTACATATGTGATTTCCATTGGCGACACCTTAACTTTGAACAAGTGTGACACTTTTTGTTCTTCTATCGCCCACTTGATTTGTTCAAATACTGATGTAGCTAATGTATTATCCGTCTTACGTACTACAACCGCATTCATAGGATAGCGCATGATTAACTGTGTAATGATGATAGATATGTCAGACGACTTACCACTACCACGTCCACCTTTAGCTACTATGTTCAGCTTCTCTCTATCTTTAGTCGCTTTCCACAAGCTATGAAAGTGTTTAGGTAACAGTTCAGATAATTTAATTGATATCATCGTCGAAATGCACCGTCGCAGTCGTTTCGATTTGTTGTCTTTCTACAGGAGTATAACCTGTACGATCCAATATATCTTTAGAGGCTTGATAGCGTACTAGCTCACTTTTAGCGTCTAATAAGTTAATCATCGTTTGTAAGGCTTTAGGTACCTGCTTAGACAAATGCTCTGCTTGGTAACCTTTAAAGCCTTCTCTGAATTTATCATTATGTTTCCAACGAGATATAGTAGAACGGTTAACGTCAATTTCAGCAGCTATTTCTCCCTCTGCTAAATCTGTTTCGTTCTTCAAGCGTATATATTCTTGTTGCTTCTTAGTTAATTCCAAGTACGCCCCGAATGTTGCGTTATTTTGCATGTTAGTCATCGTATATTACCACCTACTCTCACGGTTAAGCACCTTTATTTGACGTATAAAAAAAGACACTGCATAAACAGTGCCTAATGATTATGTTTTATTATTTATTTGAGTTTATGTACTCATGTCACACCTCTATGTCACATCAATACATAAAAATAAGTTACCCGTGTGTTCTCACGGATAACTCACAAGAAAGACAAAAAAGCTATATTACAAACTAATTAAAAATAAGAAGTATCGTCGTGTTGCTGTTTATGGTGATATTAAAGACGATACTGATGAAAATGGTAAAGAATATAAAAATTCACATTTGTAAGATTCAATAAAACTACCCGCCACTCTGACGGATAGTTAAGCAATCGGATGCGCAACGTCTAATCAAGGACGATAAACACTTATCCAATCACTTCGATATTGAATACCCCACCATAGTGCGAAAGGATAAACACTATGTCTTGTGAGGTAATTCTTACACATTCATTATATAAAATTAATATATCCTTTGAAAAATACTGTCATTTCAGTCATTTTCGTCATTATCGTCACTGCAATAGATAAATCTTTTCTGCCAACTCATCTTTGCGTGCTAAAAAATTATTTCTATTCAATTTAGCGTTAGGCATCTTCTCTATTATCTTATCTCTACGTCTACCTTTCTTTAGGTGTTCTAGGAAACAAAAATCAACATGTCCTAATTTTTGTTGTGATTGATTGATGAATTCAACTTCTTTTAGCATTTGCGCGTATCTTTTATTTGTTCTTTCTAATCTAATTACTACATCTTCAACTTTACTACCGTTTTCTCCTTGTGGTTTAGGTAACGTAGCTTGTATCCCATATTGCGCTATAGAATTACTGTCGCATTCAGGAACTACATCTTCTAGGATATTACAATTCATTTTATATCCATCAATCATGTTTAATATAGATGCTTTTGAATACACTAAATATTACCCTCCATTCTCCAACTTATCTTTAAGTGTCTTAATCTCATACTTTTTCACTTCTAACTGGTGTTTTAGATCATTCTGTTCAAGCAATGAGCCAAACAGAAGCAACACCAATATAATAATCGCTATAACTCCCCAAATCATTCACTCACCACTTCCGTTCATATTCCTGTAACTTCTCACAAGCGCAATCATCATTTTCATTTCTTCTAAAGATAGATTTTTTCCGTCCAATTCATATTCTTTTTCAAACATTTCTGTTAACGAAATTGGTTTTATACTTTTGTTTGTGTATTCTGAATTAGAGTTATTATTTATTTCTACTTTATAAGTTTCTGATATTTTGGTTTTTAACGTCTCGTAATCAACTTCGTTATTACTGACACCTTTGATGTACCCACTTATAAATTTTAAGGACACCGTTTTGTTTCCATGTTCAAAGCTACTTATGTGTCCATGACTATATCCGATATTCTTTGATAATTCTCTAGTTTTTATACCTTTTTTCAGTCGGATTTGTTTGAGGTATTCATATAATTCCATCTATTCAACCACCTCTAAATTAGGTTTGTGTTGTAGTACTTGTCCTCCACTTTTTGTAGCATGTGCTTTTGCCTCTGATAAGCTACGGAAAATACTAGCTTGCTCTAATCCTACAAATGTAAAATAGATACCATTGGAATGGTCGGCTATTTCGATATGGTGTGGTATATACATTTTCTTTAAAAATATATCTTTATTAACCTCGACAACATAAGTGCCTTGTTCGTTATTATCCTTATTTTTCAACCAAGATACCTCTCTTTCTAAATGTAACTTATCTAATTGCAATCCATGTTTATCTTCCTGTAACTCATTAACTCTTTTCTCTGCTTTAATCCACTTATATATAGCAAAAATACACAGTACTAACACAATTGTTACCGATAAAAAACTTATCCAAATCACTTTAATAACCTCCGTGTATGCCATTTAAATGAGCGTGGTCATTCTCGTCAAAGTCCTTAGGTACTTCCACCTCATCGTTTGCAGTCAACTTGTAATAAACTTCTCTGCCAATCCACTTACCTAACTCGTACATTGCGATAGTGAACCAAATTTTTAATATTCGTTTAATCATCTTATCCTCCTCATATATCTTCATTGCCTTTTCTTTACTCTCTGCATTAATCACAGTTGCCGTCTGATTATCTTTAAGCTTTGCTACATGTCTGTGTTGTATACCTGTTGAATCTGTGAATGTTGTGATTAAGTATTGTGTCACTTACCAAGCACCTCTTTACTCTTTCTTTTTAAATTTCAAAGTCACTACATCTCTAAAATGTTGGTTTCTTGTATGAGTTTCTGAAAGTTTATAATTAGTTATCATTTCAATAACTTCATAATCTACTAGGTTCAGATAAGATATATGAATATTAGTTTCATCTTTTCCGTTAAATAATCTTTTTAATATTTTTATTGTCGGTTGTTCAAAGTCTTTCACTTTTTCAACACCTCTTTTACTTTTTCTACTATGTCCTTACTCTTTAAGGTCTGCTTCTTTGACGAATGTTCCATTGATTGTCTTTCCTTTTCTTCCTTTAATCTCATCATATGCAAACTGTAAACACTCCTGTAACGTCATATCATGTTGTTGTGCTAATATGATTAATGTAACGACTGTATCGCCTATACCGTCTTTTAATGCCTCTAAATTACTACGTGATAATGCTGCGCCGACTTCTCCTGCCTCTTCATAAAACTTCAACGCTTGTCTATCCGGATTGCCATTGTGCAAATCTTTATCCTTACTCCATTGTTCTACCTGTTTAATTAATTGATCTACTGTTAATTGATTAGTCATTTATTGTTCCTCCATTTTCTACTAAACTCTTTGAATTACTTTCCACTATTTTGTCGTACAACTCCGCCTTGCGATATACTTCGTTAAGCTCTTTGATTAGTAAACACCCATCGTGTCCTGTAAAAGCTGTAGATGATACTATGCAGCGTTGGATAAACTCTCTATTGTCCATTGCAAGCCTCCAAATCACTTAATAAATTTTGGAACTCATGCGTTCCGTCTAGTTGGTCCATATATTTTAAATCTCGCTTTAATTCGTTTTCACTTACCATTTCGTTAGCTATCTCAAATAAATGATATTGATTGTATGGTGTTATAATTTGATTTACTGAGCGATGTACTTCCACATATTCTTTTAATTTCTTCTCTTTCAACTTTATCCATAAACTTTTATAATCTTTATCTTTCATCGTTTACCTCCAATAATTTCATAGGTTCAAATAAATCATCATATCTTTTGTAGATAACCTCTTTTTGTTTATCATTATCGCCTGGATATTCCACTATCTCTTTTGAGATACTAGCTAAAACTTTTACTATCTCATCAAACGCCTCTGCTTTCCTTTTCGTTTCTGCCATATCATTGATGAGTTCATCACGTTGGCGTTTGTAATCACTACATTTCTTTGTCGTCTCATAGAGCTTTTTTATTAAAGTATTCAAATTCTTAACAACATTGTGATACTCTTCAATAGATAACTTAACTTCTGCCATTCTCTATCCCTCATTCCATTTAGAATTCTCTTTCAACAAACCTGCACTCCTTAGATCATCATTCAAACTACGTTGCCCGTTCTCGTACCACACATTAGCGAGATACCTACCGAACACATCACTCTTGTATGTCTGTACATATATTTTCTTGCCTTCTACACACGTTTTAGTAAAGTCGGTAGCTTCTTTATAGTTCTCTTGACCTCTTTCAGGTGTGTCTACATTAAGTAGCCTTACTCTACGTTCTGCAGTTGTTTTGAAACCTAAGTCCAGTAAAATATCTATCGTGTCACCGTCAACTACATTGGTACATATAGCTTGGAAAGTATATAAATGATTTTTTATATCTATCTCAAACACTCCCTGTTCTTTTTAATATCATTTTCACTAACTTTCATCGTCACTCTGCTTCCTGCTATCTTAACCACAAAGCCTTTGACACCTATCTGTCGTAACTCCTGTTGTATTTCTGTAGGTGTCTTGCCTTGTGTGTTGTATCTGTATCGTTGGGATACCGTATCACTTAGTAGCATTTATTTTGTCCTTAACTTCTTTTTGTTTGTTTAATAATTTAACAAAGTTGATTCCTGCTTTAGTTAAGTTACGATCAGTTGAAGTTAAATTAAGTTTGTTAATACGTACTAATTCTTTACGACTTACCAATGCTATATTTTCTTCGCTACAGTCTGACCTGTTTTGATTCAAATGTATTAAACAATATCCTTTGGGCACAGGTCCGTGCTTTTGTTCCCATAAATAATGTGTGTATTGTTTCCAGCATTCGTTTTTAGAACCTCGTTTTTTGATTTTTATAAACTTATAACCGTCAGTAGTGATTTTTATCGTTCCTAAAGGAAATGTGTTATCGGGCTTTTGTCCTTTCTTAAATTGAGTTTCAGCGCTTCTACCTCTGGAAGGAAAGCTTTTACCTTTGTTCCAAGAAGGCACACCTTTTTTAAACTTACAATCAACCCCACTTCTTATCCTTTTTCTCGAACAAAAACCTTTCATTTTATCTGTAGTAACATCAGTGCCAAACTCCTTATTAAACATTTCCGTCATTTCTTTCTTAGTTTTACCTTTGATGTTATTTCGAATATATTTTTCATGCTCATCAGTCCATACATGTCTCATGGCTATTACTCTCCTAACAACTTAGGGATTTCTGATTCTGCATCTAATTTTTCATCTTTAAACTTTTGTGCTTGCAGCACTAAACTGCCATTATTAATGATATTTTGAGCTACTTTAGAAACTGCACTAGATCTTTGTAACTCCTCTTTTAATTCTTCGCCTTTTAAATCTTCATCGCTTAATCTTTCTAATTGTGCAAATAAATGATTGTTTAAATCTGTCAATGTGTTTCTCATTTCATTAACCCTCCCACTTCTCAAATGCTCTGTTTAGATACCAACGTGCTTTGTCTAAATCTTCTTTACCGTTCTTACGATTAGCTCGACTTATATACTTGATTGCATTACCAATCGCAAATGCTAACTCTGGTTTGTAATCTTTAGTGACTTGCTCTATGAAGTCTATAATTTCCATATCTCCATACGTGTAATGCGACGGGTGGTTAACCTTGTCATCTAATGTCTTTTTAGTTCCTTCATTTCCATTAGGTAATGAGTAAAAATCATAACAATCATCAATAGTCCAAGTTCTCCCGTCAATTGCTTCTACATCAGCAACCCATTTATCCATATCAAGACTTGACTGAACTAAACGATAAACATTTTTTATTTGCACTGTAATTTCAACACCGTTAACTTCTTGGATTCTGATTCTATCGCCTATAATCAAATCTTTAATGCTCATGATCTAACCACCTTTCTAGGGAATATGTCATTCTCCATAAGATGCTTGCACCATTTACCACGAGGGTGTTTTTGAGGCACTGTGAATAAATGTGGTTTCTTACGTTTTAACTCTTGTAATCTGCGTTGCTCCATTCTCTCTTTATAACTAGCAATTTCGTCCTCTTTAGGTTTTAAACTATCCCACTCACTACGTCTTACTCCAATAGGTGCTTCTATTGCATCTTCAAACTTCCAACCAGAAGCTAATCTTTGTCTTAAGATATCGGGATTGATATCTGCTTCTTTCATTTTCTCTACTACATTAGGTGTAATAGAGAAGTATTTATTTTTAACTCTCATTTTTGTTGCTTCCATTTATTCCACCTCTATTAATTCAACTAGTTTAAAATCTTCGCTCATCAACTCTTTGTCAGGGTTCTTACTGATTAAATCTAAAATCCGCTCTTTTTCTTCATCTCTCGTAATATGATTGTTTATCCATACTGGATATTTACATCTCACTTTGAGTGTCGCTTCAACTTCAATTGTTTCTTCTCTGTTAGCCATTGCTCATCACCTACCATTTCGCCATCTTTCCAGATGAGTTCAACCGTTCCGTCATCGTTTACTAGATGGATAGTTCTTATATCTAGTGAATGTTCAGGATTTCTATCAGTTAATTGTTTAACCGAGCAATTTTCATGAACGACCGCCACGTCTCTGCCACTTTTTCGATCAAAAGAAATTTCTAAACATTTAGGGAGTTTTGTTTCTTCCGTAACTTCTTCTTCGATTTCTACCGTGTAAGTATTGTCATATGGGTAATAACTCACAAATTCATTTATAGTTACTTCTGGTTCGAATGAAAATATTTCACCATCACTCGTATAACCGTTTAACTCTACTGTTGTTTCTTCTTTTTTTAATAAATACTTTAAAAATTCTTTAGGTTCTAATGCTACTTTTCGTTTAATCTTTACCATTCTTCTTCTCCTTTTTGCGCTTTCTGCGTGCTTTTAATAGTTCTTCATACGTTATCCACTCTTGACCTGTATATTTAGGTGCTTTACATATCCACGTGAGTGGTATATCTCTGTTTTGATATCTAAATATCTTTGATTTTATTTTGGCTTCTGGAGTAGGCATACCTTTTACATCTATCACTTCGATTAGCTTGCCATCTTTCCATAAAGCAAAATCTGCTACATAGTTAATAGATCTGAAATTTTCAAATTTAGGTTGTAATTCGTACTTAGGTTGCAACTCGATACGGTCATACCTCTTACCTAAGTTACGTTCTAAATGCTGGTAGAAGTCACATTCAATTTTGCTATCGAACACGACACCTTTATATTCAACTTTTTTAGAATTGTATTTACTCAAAGTTCCACCTCAAAATAATAATTCGTTAATTGTCATCTGTTGTTGCAATTCTTCTTTTCTGAAAAGCTTATGTTTGCATTTCAGTTTTTCTAGTTCATCTTTCGTTACTGTTCCTGAAAATGTGTTTCGAAAATGTATGCCTGCATAGTTACCTAATTTATAAGTATCTTCTCCTAACGGCGTTACACTACACATCTCCCAACCGTCAATTTGATACAACATGTATTGCTTTTTAAGTCCGTCGATAAGTCCCATTAGGACACCTCCGTTATTGACTGTCTGTTGCCTTTTTCTTCTAGCTTGTCATTAATTAACTTGATGAGTGCAGCTTGATTCCCACTGCACCAATCAATCATTTTTTGAGCATACACATCGGAACACTCAAGTATTTGCATAACATTCTCTTTCGTTACCATGCGTCACGCTCC